TATAATTTTAAATTTATCTTCTAATTTTATTTTGTTTGCTGCCATTTGTTAAGTATTAAAAAGGGAGCTTTTACACTCCCTGTTGTTATTAACTAAACCATTGATCTTGAGCATCAATTTTTTCTAATCTTTGAACGCTTGTAACATTTATTCCAATTTTTCTTAAATGTTCTTTTGCGTCTGTTGCTGAAAAAATATTTTCTAATACAACAATTATTGATTCTCTTTTTTTGTGATCAACTGCAACACTAATTAAAAATGTGTTACTAAATGTTTCGGTTTCTTCTAACCATTCTTGATGTTTTTCTAATCTATTCATTTTTTGTTTTGTTTTTAAATAACTGCTTCATTGCAATTATACTGCAATATACAACTATTTATTTAATTAACAAAATATTTAATAACTTATTTATTCAAACTCTATAATATCACACTCTCTACAGTAGTAGTAGTCCTTATTGTCTTTACCTGAATATATTGTCATTGTCTGTTTACATTTTTTACATTCCATATCATTGTATATAATATTTACCCCTATTAGGATTCTGTAGCTGGTAACTTACTGCATATCTAATTGCATCTAAACAATGATTCCATTTGTCTATTGGTGTTTTAGATTTCTTCTCAAGCCAACTATAGTTGTTAAGTTCTTTTATTAAATTAATACTTTGTTCGTCTACTATTAAATCATAGTCCTGTAATAATGATATTCCATAAGTAATAGAACCAGCTCCTTTAATTGAAGCTACTATATTACATTTCTGTTTTAATTCATAGATTAATCTTTTTTCTGCTGAATCGCCTACTATTAGATTGTCTACTGCGTGTTTCATATTTAAACGTGCTATTTCGCTTGTTGTTAGTTTAGGCAAGTAAAAACATTCTTTTAAATAAATAATCTTATTAGCAGTATCTATATTAGTTTCTATTAATGTGTTTGGGTCATTCATTCCAAAGTCTTGACCAAAAACGCTTATACCTACTTTTTTAAATTCTCCTATTGACCAGTTGGTAAATATTACGCCTTCTGCTTTATTTAACCAGCCACCAAGCATTTGATGTTTATACTTTTGTGGTCTACGTTTCTTTATGTTGTCTATTTGGTTTATGTAACTTTCTGAAAGGTTTTCAAGATTGTCTAAATAGGTTGTATGTATATAGGTAACATTTTCTTTTGTTGTGTTCACACTTTCTTGAACTCCTTTATCTTCAAAGAATCTTTTATATATCCAATGTTCTTTAGTTGTAGGATTTAGTATTAGTATTACTCTATTATGTTTGCCTTGTTGTCTGACTGATAAATCTATCTTGTCAAATGTATCTTCATTAGTAAGTTCTTCTGCTTCGTCTAATACAAACGTTGTAACGCCTTGTAATGACTTTAGATTAGCTGTTTGATCTCCACTTGATGTTTTAATACCCTTAAAGATTATCTTGCTCCCAGAACGCTTATTTCTTATTTCATCTTTTGTAATATGAAAGTCATCAAAGATTTTAAGCAGTTCAAGTTTTTCAATAAATTCAGGGATAATAGAAATATAAGTAGAAGATAAAGTGTAACGAGTAAACAGTATAGTATGCCCAGCTTCATAAGTTAAAAGAACTAATAAGAGGTTTATGGAGAATGATTTACCAGACCCACGTCCTCCAGTTACAATAAAGTACCTCCCATCTGATTCAGCAATAGGAGCATACTTTTTATTTATTTCAATCACTTAAATTTGATTAGGTCTCTAAAGTTTACATTAAAGCCATCACTTGAAGATATGTCTACAGATTCTTTAGGTTTGCCATATCTATAACCGAAATATAGATTCATAGCTCTACTGTCTCCTTTTAGTATTTGTTTACCTAAAGTTTTAATTACTTCATCATTATCTATTAAGGCATCAAGTTTTTCAATCAGCTTTAGTTCGTCTGCTTTTTTAGGTCTCCCTGCACCTTGTCTTACGCCACCATTGTTTTTTCTATTATCCATAATTGATATTTTATTGTTTAATCAATCTTTATTATATAACGTAATTTTTAACTTATTTTTTAAACTCCACAAAATCCTGAATCACATTCACTAAAATCGTCATCAAATAATTCTGTTTGATTATCCCATTTTATTATTTCTTCAAATGACAAATTTTTTGCTTTATACCATACATCTTTATTGTGTTTAATTCTTTCTTTAGATGCAAACCAATTAATTTTATTTGGATGTTTATTATGCATTTTTTTTATTAGTAATGGATTCTTATGAAAACATCCTACACAATTATTCATCCAAGCAAATCTTACTGGTTTATTATTCCAATATTGTTCAACAGTATCTTTATATATATTATCTTCTATTAATGGAAATACTGGTTTTTGCCATTCTATTATCCCCCATTTATTTAATGTTTTTCTTTTACCTACTATTGCTTTTATTTCTAATAAGCCATTTCTATTTGTTTTGCTTAAAGTTCTCTTTGCTCTTGCTTTTTCATTTGCTCTAAATCCTAATCTAAATTCAGCAGGTTTATTAATATTATTTCTCCACCATTTAAACATTGGTTCTAATTTCATTTGTGTAGTACAATATCTTCTTAAAGGGTCAGGTAGTGTTCCAGCAGTATCTAATACTTTGTCAAATGTTTTACCAGTAACCCATTCAATCTTTTGACCTATGTATTGTTCTAAATCTAACATAGTATAAATTATTACGTCATCTTCTGCTGTAGCAATAAATGGTGCTTGTATTCTATCTTCAACTTCTTGTCTTATTTTTTTATCAGGAAACTTTGATTCTTCGTGTTCAATTCTAACTAATGCAAATACATTAAAATCAGCTTTATAATTGGCTGCAATATAACTTGATGTTTTTCCACCACTTAAAGAATTAACTGTTTTCATTCAGTTCCTGAAATGATGTCTTTTTTTGGTCTGTCTTGTAATAAGCTAAAGCCTAATAATAAATAGTTAATAGCATCTGCATATCTTGTTTCTAATGGTTCTGCTTGATGCATAGTAGGGTCTCCTGCGTGTGCAAGTATTGATTGTATGTGTTTATTAAAAAATACTGCCCATACCTCCATAGGTTCTATGCCTATAAACTTTGCAGAACATTTAAAGTTGTGTAGTATATCTAAATTCTTTTGTGTGTATTCAGGTTGTTTAACATCCATTATTTGTTGACAGATGTCTAATAGATATTTTTTTGTTTCTTCAAATTCTTGTTTAGTCATAATTAAAATAATTCAGTTTGGTTTTCTATTTGTTTTGTTCTTATTCCCATTACAGTATCTAATATTGTTTTACCAGCTTCATAGTCTACAAGATTTCTTGCAACTTTCTGAATACTTTGTTTTCCTTTATATTTTCTAAAATCGTAATCGTGAAACTTTGACAAAGCATCTACTACATTTTTAGTCCTCCCTAAATCAGGATTCTTTCTTTCACTCAAATTACTTGGAAGATTAAAATTAGTCCAGTAAATATGTCTATTTCTTTTATAACCTTGTATTAATAAATCATAAAAAGGTATAACATTTTCTACTACATATTTACCATCATAATAATATTCTAAAAAAATTATTTCTTGATACAAAGCCATATCAGGATATTTCATTTTTCTTTTTGTTTTCATAGATATATTAAACCTACTATGTGTAGGACAAGGAGGACTTGACCATATAAAATCAAACTCTTTATAGTGATCTAATAAATACTGGTGTGCATCTGCTACAATTACTTTATCATTAGGAAACCTTTCTTGGTAAAGTCTTGCTAATTCTTCATCCCATTCTACTGCAGTAATATCGTGTTCATCACCCCACTTATATCTGTTTCCACCAAGACAAGCATATAGATTAAGTATTTTCATAGTTCTGTATTGCTTTTTTTATGTATTCGTATATCTGTAATTGATTAATAGCATTGTTAAATTGTAATTCTACTATTTCAAATTCAATGTCATTATCTTTTTCAATGTCATCTTCTAATTCTTTAATCAATCTTTTTTGTTCCCAGATTTTAGATTGAATTTTTAATAAGGATTGTTCTTTTAGTTTATTCCCCTGCATAAGCCGTTGTGCTATCTCTATACTGCCATTCCCACCCCTTAATCATTAATTCCATTCTTGTAATAAATTCTCCTTCTCTTGCTTTTGGAACTTGATTTATTAAATCTATTATTTTAGATTCATTTGGTTTTGTATTTAGTCTTTCTATTTCTGCTTCAAGTTCTTTACATTTAAGTTCTAAATAAGTTTCCCTGTTTATTCCTTTTATGTTCATAGAGGTTTTTAGAATAATCATTTCTTCTATTTCTTGTATTCTTTTATTTGTAGACTTATACAGTTCATAGTTTTTTAATGACCATATAATAGTAGCGTGGTTTATACTTGAAGCACTATCTTCAAAGTATCTTGACATTTCAGTCAATCCCATATCTAATTTGTTTTTTAATATATAGAAGAATAACGATCTCATTTCTACTATTTCCCTTTTTCTTGATCTTTCAAATATATTAATACCTGATAGCTCTATTACTTTTTCTGCTATCTCGTTTTGAACAAACCATTTGTTTTCTTTAATCATTTCTTAATTTTAATAGGTTATAACATTCTGCGTATTTCTGTCTTGCCTTACCTTTGTATTCTTGTTTAAATAATTCGTATAGTCTTTTAGTGTATTGATATTTACTTTTGCAATCTGCAAAATATTTTTCTGCAAACTTTTTACCTTTACCTCTAAAGTAGTTTACGTTATCTGCTGTATCTCCTACTATCATTTGTTCATAGAAGTTGTATAATGCTTCTTCTTCACTTATGTCTAATACTACTCTATGTTTATAGTGATAGTTATACATTAAGCAAGGGAATTGTTTATAGTCTTTGTCTATGCTTACAATCATAACATTATCCCTTCCAAATTCATTTGATAGTGTTTGCCAGTATTTAGCTACAAGATCATCAGTTTCTAATCCATATACAAATTTACTATCGTATGTATCTTTAACGTATTGGTGCATATCGTGCAGGAGTGGAGGCAACTCTTGTTTTTTTCTGTTTGCTTTATATACTGGTGTTAGTATTTTTCTAAAGTTTCCTTTGCTTCCATTAAATGTAATTACTTTGTCTATTTCGTATTGTTCTTCAAGATCATTTACAATCTTCATAAACTGTTCATCAAACTTTACAATAGAATCTTCTATGTCTCTATAGTAAGGGTCTTGATTTTCTTCATCTCTTGTTCTGTAACAACTTGCGAAAATTAAGCTGTCTGCGTCTATTAACAATATCATTTAATAAAAATAGTTAATTAAACGATATAAACAAAATATTTAATAAGATTAGTTAAGATTAATTCTTGTGGCTTGACTCTCTTTGAGTAAATAAACAGGTTTAAGTAATCTTTTTTTAGTCCATAGTGTAGTATCTGGACAGTACATATCTACTGGTTCTGGAAGTTCTAATGCATTTAACCAGTATAGATAATTACCTTTAGGGTCATTAACAAAATATAGCTTGACTACTTTTTTATCCATTTTCATTAATGCATCATATTTATATTTTTCTAACATTTTTTCTTCATAGTATTTGTTTCTAAATTTCATTTCTATAACACAAGGATTTCCATTTTTCGTGAATCCACAAGCGTCATAATGCTTAAAACCATCTCCAGTCCATTCTAAATCCCAGCCATCCATATTTAAAAAAGCAACTAATACTTTTTCAAACTTTTTTATTGTTTCAATTCCCATTGTTCCAAACAATATTTAATTCACTAATCCATTTATTAATTAGTTTGGGATTACAGGTACAAGGTTCGAAGTATTTATGATCGTAATAGGTTGCGTGGAACTGACATACCATTTTAAATTCTTCACGACTAATGGTTGATTTTTTTGAAAGCCTAAATTTTTCCCAGTCTTTGAAATCATATTTATTAAATTTTACCATCTTTTTATTTTTATCTTATTTAAAGAATCACGTCTTTCATCACATCCACAATCTTCTTTACCTAATTTCTTTGCAATGTATTTAGCTATGCGTTTGCCTTGACCTAAAGTTATTATGCTTATTATTTTTTCTAATAAATCTCCTAATTTCATAATAATTCTTGTATGTCAGTTAATAAATCGTTTCTTATTTCATAAGTATCAGTTTTCATTTTAAAAGACGTATCGTTACTTCTTTTTCTTATTGTACCTTTCTTATAAAATATTGCGTTCTTAAATAAATCTGTTTTTGTAATCCATCCACATATATTAAGGTTATTTGTTTTTTTATTTAAGCTGTTAAATATATATATATCACAATCATAAGTTTCTTGAAAGGCTATAAAATTATGTACAAAATAATCTTTAACATCTACTGTCCTTCCCATAGTTTTTACATCAATTTTGTTTGTGCGATATATGAAATCATAGCCACCATCAAAACCATTTTCAAACGTATGCTTTTTCTTAAATATTTTTTTAGTTAATACTTCTCCAATCAAACCTACAAACTGTTCTTCTTTATTTCCATTAGCAGAATGTCTGTTACCCATATTATTATTTTTCAAATAATTCCAACATTTTAATTTAAGTTGTTTAGGAATTTCTATTGTCATAATAATTTTTTTAGTTTCTCTTTTACTTTCTTATAAGTATTATAAAGTGAGTAGTAAGGTATGCCAGACTTTCTTGAAAGCTGTGCAATACTTTCGCCACCTTCTATGATCTCAAATATCTTTTTATCATACCAATACATATTGTTTAGTTCGTTTTGTATTGTAGCATAGACTTCTTCATAATTAGCTGCATCAAAGTCTGCTAAAAAATCCCTCATATTGTCTATAGATAACGTATTGACTTTAGCTTCTTTGCGTTTTAAATCAAGAAACAAAGATTTTAA